GCAGTAACATCGGAGTACACCCGTTTTCACTTTGATATAACCAGAACCTGAAGCACTGATTGTTTGCGTATCTAATACATTTAATACTGACATCGATTTCCTACCTATACTAGATTATTTATCCTGTTGGGACTTTAGAAATTTAGCAAGTTCAGCTGTGCTCCCAACGAACATAGTATTATTTGTAACTGGACCCGTTACCTTTGCTGGACCCTCCTCAAGTTCTTGCATTTTCTTTTGGAGATCTATTAACTTATCCGTGGTGTCTGCCACGTTCTTGATTAAGTTACCAGCAACTTCATATGATCTAGGTGAATCGGTCTGTCCAGCAACTTCAAGAATACCATCGACAGCCTCTTGTCCTTTCTCTATAAGAGAATAGAGGTTACCTCTAGTGTATTCATAATCTTTTGCGACCTGTTCCTGCTTCTGTAAGATACTAGGATCTGGTCCGACATCAACGATATCAGTTTTTTCTTTAGGTACTATAGATGTTTCTACATCGAGAGCATCTTCTATACCTTTAAACTTATTCGTCAACTCCTGTGACTGGGTTTCTTGAGAGTCCATCCTGGAAATCACTGACTAATTCATTAAATCCGAAGTTATCATCTGGATCTGCGTCAACAGGATCAGGTGTAACAGTATACCTGACTTCTCTTGCAGCAGTTACCTTACTGTCAGTTGCAGTATCGACAATAGCCTTCTTAATAAGTCCTCCAGCAGATGTGACAGGACCGTATAAGTATGTCTTACAAGTGAAAGACATTGTATATATCAAGGTTCTTCTTGTTGTATAGTCACCCTCGTAATCATCTTCATAAGAACAAGAGTTTAATACAACTGGGAAGTCTTTAACATCACCAAGTTCAGGTACCAGTTTAATAGTTAAACTGAATACTGGTTGGAAATATGGTAAGATCTGCTCAATAATTTGCAGACCATCATCCTGATTCTTAGCAAGAATTGCTAATTCAAAATCTATATTATAAGGTACTGGCATAAATGCCTTCTTCACTGCAGCGGTACCTTGTGTTTCTGGCGGTGAATACCTTATAGTTTGTGTTGGTGAAACCTTTCTTGTACTATCATATGCGAAGTTTGTTATCTCAAATGATATTCTAGGTAAGGTAATCTGAGTAGCTTGCTTACCAGTAAGGTTTCCTGTTTGTTGAAGACGTGCTAAAAACTTTTGCTTTGGACCATATGCCAAAGGCACCTTCATATATTCATAGTCGGTACCACTCTTCTTCCTACGTATTTCAATATTATTGAATAGTGTACCGAAGGCGACAACAGTCTTCCTGAATATTTCGTTGTATGTGTATGTACCTAGCATAGTTAGTTAGCGTTACCGAATTCACCGAATGGATTACCCTCAGTAAAGTCGAGGATACCATCAGCTTGAGTTTCAAGTGTAAAGTTCTGATCAAAGTCAGAGCTAGTATTATTTAGGGTATTATATGAGGCTGTAGTCCAAGCAGCACCAGATGTCTGTCCAGTAATGGTTTCTGGTATTGAGAATATTCCAGTTCTATTAAACAATTGAAGTTGTCTATTAGTACTATCCCAAGCCTTAACTTCAGCAGTTACATTGGATGTACCACCAGCAACTACCTCACCAACAGTGAAGTCATTGGTACCACCCTCAGCAAAGTTGACTGTAATAGCAACAGAGAAGTCCTGCTCGATCTTATCTATAGCAGCAACACCAGTTGCAATGGTCTCATCACCGAACTCGAAGAGTTCACAACGTAATGTCCAAGTATGGATCTTACCTAACTGGAAGAATGGTTGCTCATAATCAACGTATTGTATTTGAAATAACTTATTTGCTAGAGGGAAGTAAACTAAATCTCCTTCATTTGGTCTACCCTCTACTATTAATGTAGCATTATCATCAACCGCAGCAGTGAATCTAGTACGTGATATAACAAAGTTAACTTGATCTGATATACGTACACCAAACTTACTGTACATATCTCCATCACCACCAAACCCATTTACACTCTCTACATATGCTTCTATTTCATATGCGGCATTAAACGCAGATAAACTATCCTCAGTAAATACCGTGTTCTGGTTTACTAAGGATCGTGGCATATAATATATGTTTTTACCGAACATTTTAATCTGTTCAATAACAAGTTCTCCAACGAGATCCTGTTCACCAGTAGTACCTTGTGTAAAATAAGTGTTAGTTGCCATTAGCCAATCATATCTAGTGGTGGAGTCTCATAAGTAAGTCTCAACTCTTCTTCTAACTTGGTAAGTTCCTCAATAGCATCAGAGTAAATCTTCTCGCCATTAAGGGTAACACCACCTGGTAGTTGAACATTCTGGAACTTGGTGAGGTTCATTCCCCATTGCTTCTTAATCATTGCAGTCGAATAATCTTTTAACCAAACTGCATTGTATATCTTAGTCCAATTAGTAGGATCTAATGCACGTACACAATCGATAATTACATAGTCACCTTCTATCACATCTGTGTCACCATCAAAATCCATATAAAGACGACCCTGAGTTGCCAGGTACCTGGTAGGTTTCATTCCTTCTAAGAGGAAGTTGATAGTTTCCAAATGAGTTTGGATCATAAAGTAATGATAGAACTGTGTAGATGTAAAATCATACAAGTCATTCAATCTTATCTGATACCTAATATCAAACATATTAGGTGTGCCCTTATCTTGGAAAGTAAATATACCATTCACACTTCTAATATAATCAGGCATCACTAGGAAATTATTCTGGGTTTTAAACTCAGTAGTACCATCACTACCAAGCTCAGTAGTATCAGCTGTGAAATTAGTGACATCCGTTGCTGTGAACTGATGTTTTAGGTATACTCTTTCAGCACCTTCGTAATGAAATTCTTGGAATTTTTCAATAGAATAATCTAGAGCATCATCTATCTGGTCATCGGAAACATTAATCTCCAATACTGGTTTACCCAGTCTCCGAAGACAATACTCCTTAAGAGTTGCTTTTGAATTTGGTTGTGCCATTTACTTATCGTGTGAGAGCAGCGAGTGCAGCCTTAATATGTGCAACGGTTGTTACACTAGCGTCATTACCAATAGCATTTAATTCAGTGTAAATTGCGTCAATGTCAGTATCATTGGTTCCTGCCTGTGTACCTTGTGCAGCAGTTGCGTATGCAGTAGATGCAGTGACAGCAGCAGATCCTAGACCAAGAGTGGTTCTAGCAGCAGCAGCGTCTGCGTCATCTACGAGAGTTGCACCATATGCACTAACAGAAGACGCAGCGACAAATGTTCCAGATGACTGAGTAGCAGCAGTACCAAGTCCAAGTGTTGTCCTTGCGGTTGCAGCATCAGCATCATCGATCAAAGTACCACCAAATGTGCTTACAGCAGAGGCAGCAAGAGCATTATCAGCAGTGGTACCCTGTGCAGCAGTAGCGAAATCACCAGTTGCAGATGTAGCAGCAGATCCGAGTCCGAGTGTTGACCTCGCAGCAGCAGCGTCAGCATCATCAACAAGTGTTAGACCGAAAGCACTAACAGCAGATGAATCAAGTTTTCCAGTGATACCAGCAACTACACGAGCATCAGCACGTGCGTTGGTGTAGTAAAGATTAGATGTTCCTTCTGTTAGATCATCAGTGTCAGCAGCAGCGATTCTCGCATCTGCTCTAGCATCTGTATAGTAAAGATTGCTTGACCCTTCAGATAGGTCATCGGTATCAGCAGCAGCAATTCTTGCGTCTGCCCTAGCATCTGTATAGTAAAGATTTGTGCCTTCAGATAGGTTAGTTGTTGACTTACTTGATAGGTCAAGGTTTGCACCAACTTGTAATGCAATACGAGCATCACCACGAGCATTAGTCCAGTAAAGGTTGCTACCTTCTGTAAGATCTCCAGTATCAGCAGCAGCAATACGTGCGTCTGCTCTAGCATCAGTAAAGAATAGGTTAGAAGAACCTTCAGTTATATTATCTGTGTCTATGTCTGCCTGTGTGACAGATAATTGTCCAGCACCGCTAAGTTCAATACCAGTACCATATGTAAAGTGACCTCTGGATCTAGTAGCAGTTGTGAATAGGTTAGTTGTACCCTCAGTAATAGTATCAGAATTAATATCTGCCTGGGTAACACTCAATGTATAAGTGTTTGCAACGTCATCATATACTTTCTCAACACCTGTACCAGCGATAATAACAGCATTCAATCTGTCATCTACACGCTCATTAGTGAAGTATAGGTTAGTTGATCCTTCACTTAAAGCATCAGTGTCGTGGTTAGCAATACTACCAACCTGTGACTGAGCGTATGTAATAGTACCAGTGATGTTCAAGTTACCCTGAACCTCAAAGTTTGTAAGTGAAACGAAGTTAGAAACTTCAAGTGTGTTAGAACTTGGGTTGTACCTTAGGTTATCCGAGTCAGTACGTACCTCAGTGTATCCTGTTGTAGCAGATACAAATGTTGGATAGTAAGTTTGGTTAGTAGAAGTGGTGTTTGTAATATCAACTAGGTCTGACTTATCTGCAGTACCAGTTAAATCACCAGTTACATTACCCGTGATCTGTCCCGTTACACCGAGTGTGCCACCGATAGTGGTGTTATTCGTTACGTCAAGAGTGCCAAGAGTTGAAGTACCAGTAATCTCTGCATTACCAGTTGTGGAATGGAATGTTACCTTATCAGTGCTACTACCATTCTGTAATATAAGAGTCTTAGATGCACCACGTAAAACTATATTATCCTTAAAGAGTGATGTACTGTTCTGTGTGATAGTTCCACTGAAGGTGGAGTTACCATCTACATTCAGAGTAGTATCAAAGTCAACTGCACCAGTTACGTTAAGGTCAGCAGTGATTGTTGTGTTCTCATCAACGTCAAGTGTACCGTCAATAACTGTGTTACCAGTTGCAGAAGCAACAGTAAACTTGGTACTGTTAATAGCAAAGTTACCACCAACAGTTAAGGTAGAATCAAGTACAGCAGTAGAAGATACATTTACTGATGATAATGATGTTGCTTGAGTTACTCCAAGAGTACCAGCAATTAATGTGTTACCTGTGTTTCCAACAACAGTGAAGTTACCAGCACCGATATCAAAGTCTGTACCAATATATGCTTTCTTAGTTACTGCAAGACCACCAGCAGTGAATACAGAAGCAACGTTACTATTTGCTGCTGTAGCATCTGCGGTATTATCAAATCTAGATTTACCTGTATGAGTCTGTGTTCCTTCGGTGTCAACGTTACCATCTAGTTTCGTTGTACCATATACTCTTAAGTTTGTACCAAGGTTAAGGTTCTTAGCAATAGATATACCACCAGCAGTCTGTATTGCACCACTAGCAGCGTATGTTCCTGCTGCGATTGAAGCGTCTGTAGTATTAGAAACTGTTGTAATACCAGTAACGCCAAGAGTATTGGTTACATTTGTTGCACCGTTAACATCTAGAGTTCCGTCAACAGCAGTATTACCAGAGGCAGCAGCAACTGTAAACTTAGTTGCGTTAATACTAAAGTCACCTGTGATAGATCCAGTACCACCAACAGTTAAGTTAGAAGATCCACCAACAATATTAACTGTAGAATTTAATGTAGAAACACCAGTAACACCAAGGGTTCCTGATGATAGTACATTACCAGATGCAGAAGCAACACTAAACTTATTAGATACTGCGAAGTCACTTGTGACATCTAAGGTACCTGTAATATCTACGTCACCACCAAATGATCCATCATCGGTTACTACGAGATCATCACCCACATAAAAATCAAGACCAACAGAAGCACCACCCCCGACAATGAGAGCACCACTTGAGTTATTAGTTGCATTAGTGGTATCAAAAAGTTTAATACTACCTGCATCAATACCTGAACGATTACCAGAAAATACTTCAGAAGAGTTAGTAGCACCGTCATAAAGTGCAAATCGTGCTGCTGACTCATCCCATCCAAAGAAACCAAGACGTGCTTGTGTATCATAGTATCTAAATTCTATACCACGATCTTTCTGATCATTAGAACCAGGAGCAGTATCTCCACCCAAGGTCATAATAGGATCATCAATCGTAATTACAGTACTGTTAAATGTAGTAGTGGTACCTTGAACTGTAAGGTCACCTGTAATTTCTGCGTTACCACCTACTAATAAATTCTGTCCAGCAGCAAGAGTTACGGGGGAATTAAACGTAGAAGTTGCTTCTACTGTTAAAGCATCACCAGTTGCATCACCAATAGTGACTTGAGATCCGTTGAATGATACTTCACGATTAAATGTTGCATCACCGTGTACAAGTAAAGTACCAGCAGATGATGTACCCTGTCCTGTACGTCCAATTGTTGTATTACCAGACTCACCTAATACTTCAAATTCGTATGTATCAGTAGTAAGATCCTTACCAATATAAAAATCATCACCCACATAGAGGTCAGTACGTACACCAGCACTACCTTGTACTACCAAGTTGTTTGCTGTATCAGATGCGAACGTACCTGTATGTGCTGTACCAGAACCAATGCGTACCTTATAACGTACATCGTTATAGTTAGAGGTATTAAAGTTCTCAGTATTTCCTAGGTCCTTTTCAGAAATGACCCCATTTATATTTACGTTTCCGTTAAGAAGTAAGTTACCAGCAACGTAACCACCACCATCTAATCGGAATGTACCATAATCACCACCACTAATTACATAATTATTGCCAGCATCTGTACTGATAGTAGGATCATCAACCTTCTCAAAGTGGATCAATCCACCAGCATTAAGAGAACCTTCTATGTCAGTATTACCATTGGTGCTACTAACAACAAACTTATCAGCACTACCATTGGTAAGTTTGAAGATCTTACCAGTAGTATCTAAAGTAATATTGTTATGATATACAGCATTACCATCAACATCTAATTCTGCATTGAGGGTAACATTGTTATCTACATCCAACGTGCTGTTGAATGTTACACCACCATCTACATCAAGTGTACCATCACTATGTACATTACCGTTATCGGTATCTACATCAAATACACTGACACCAGCATTAGTTTGTATATCAAATTTCTTATTGTCTGCTCTTATAATAAGGTTGTCTGTGATCTCAGTTTCTAACTGAACATCCAGTGTACCTTCTATTACTGTATTACCATTATCATAATCTACAGTAAACTTATCTACTCCAGCAGCAGTCTGTATATTAAATGACTTATTATCTGCTTTTAATAGGAAGTTATTATTAATCTCGGACTGTCCTGCAGTAGTAACAGTTCCACCAATATGAACATTCTCAGAGAAACCTGCACCACCTGTTACGACAAGAGTACCTGAAGTGGTGGACGTGGATCCTGTGTTAGTGGTAAGCCTGAGGTTACCAGCAATAAGAGGAGAGTCTGTACCAGAGAATACTTCAGAGGTGTTAGTGGCAGAGTCGATAAACCTATATCCACCAGTGCCAGACCATAGATTAGCGTCTGCATAGTCCTCATCCCATCCGAAGAAACCTATCTTAGCAGATCCATCATAGTATCTGAACTCAATACCACGGTCTTTATTATCATCTGAACCTGGAGCACTATCACCACCCAGTGTAAAGATAGGATCATCAATGGTAACAACAGTTGAATTAACTGTAGTTGTTGTACCATCTACCTGTAAATCTCCACGAATCTGGACTAAACCTGAGACAGCATCGTCATCATTAGGGTCTAATACTAGAGTAGCATTAGTACTACTTAAAGTATTATCTTGGAATTGGAATCCTTCTACATTAACTCTATTACTTACATTAGTAGCAGAGATTGTAATGTCATTATCTGCAGTAATGTTTAAAGAAGCAGTACCACCACCTGCGTTTGTGATAGCAAGATCAAACGTACGTGCAGATCCAGAGTTCTGAGTTGACTGGAATGTTAGGTTACCGTCTCCAGTCTTGTCTAGAGTTTGGTTAACCCCTCCGTCGAGGGTAATGTCCGCATCACTGAAATAAAGTCTCGCGTTAATATCAACCTCTCCAGCACCACCATCACCCGTATTATTTGCCCCAAACAGTAGATTACCACTGGTGTCATTAACTTTAACATAATTAAGATAGTTGAAACCTCTGTAACCAGTACTAGCATCTAGTTCCTGGTCTAATTCAAAGTCTTCCTTGGTGTTACCATCTGCAAAGGAAACTCTATTGTTTTGAAGTTGAGTGTTATCAACACCCATTAATGCAATGCCTACGTGTCCGTTAGCATCAACATCAAAATCTTCTTGTGCAAAGGATGCTAATCCTTTCTGTTCTACAGCAACGTTATTGCAGAATCTCCAACTGCCTACGGTACCACTGGTATGAGATGGTTCTCCACCACCAGCAGCGATGTCAGCAATTGCTTGATATACTTTACCGTTTGCTTCTAATATATCATATCTACTATATGTCGTACCAGCACCATAAGTATCGTACTTAGAACCTTCTGTTGCTGTGGCAATAGGTACATTAGTTGCTGATATAATTCTTCCGTATCTATCTACACTAAGCTTAAGAGTATTAACAGATTCGGTACCAAATGGTTCACCATTAGAACCACCTGCAGCTACAGATGTTAATGATTCTGTATTATAGTTACCAACAACAACTGCTGTGTCAGCAAGGTCGATGAATGGATTTGATGTAGCACCGTCAGCGTCAGTAAATATAATTCTACCAGCACCACCAGTTAGACTTCTAGTTACAATCTGACCTGCAGCTTGTCTGGCAAGCATACCAAATGTGGTCATTCCAGCAAGAGAAGTTAGATCAGTATCTAACGGCTGTGCGTCAATAATACCATATTCAGATAATGTAGCAGCAAGAGATGCACCAACTACCCTACCTCTTGAGTCAACCGTAACCATTGAATAGTTAGCAGTTGCATCAGGATCATTAGGATTATAATGAGGTAGTGACGGTACCAGTTCTAGGTTAGTAGCAAGGTTTAAGTTAGCAGAACCATCAAACGATCCTGAACCTGTAATAGAACCAGTTAATTGAATTTGGCGAGCGTTGGCAAGACGTGTCGCAGTAGAGGCATTACCAATTAATGTAGCAGATATTGCACCAGCTTCGAAGTTACCGTCAGCGTCTCTCTTTACAAGTGTATTAGCAGCGTTCGATTCTGTCTCCAAAGGTCGCTCATATTTCAATGAGTTCCACGGAGTTACACCATCACCAATTTTGATACGTGACGTATCTATCTCAATTCCAAGTTCTCCTTGGGCTAGTATCGGGTTAATGTTTGCCCACTGCTGAGCTCCATCACGCCTTAATTGGATTCTATTTGCCATTGTTTATACTGTGAACCGTACGGACGGGTAGTAGCCTCTGAGATATTTATACGACTAAAAAAGGGACTTCTAAGAGTCCCCTTTTATTATTCTGTTGTTTCTTCTTGCGGAGACTCGTTTTGTTTAAGATAATTTAAGGTCTCCATAGCACCTTGCAACTTTAACATTTGCTGTTCGTTCTCTCGAACCTTATTTGCAAGTTGACCATTTTCTTCTCGGAAGGCATTAAACCTATCGGTGAAATCCTTCAATAAATCCTCTTGGGACATAAATTCACTATCGGTTGCTGGCATAATTAGACTCCATCATTTGTTTTAGTAAAGACTTGATCTCAGTCATCTCAGATTTTAGCACATCTAGATCACTTTTCATAGTGTCGATACGCATTTCCTTTTTAGCTCTCGCTCGTTTCAAGAGACCAGTGGGACTGTCTTTAGTATTTAGTACCGCTTGAGAATGGGTATCCCGAACCCATTCGGGGTGCCCTTCAACAAACTGGAATTTAGGTTTCGTCATATTCAGGAGCAAGAAAGGATTTATAATCGAGCTGCTCAGTGAGGAAGGCTATTTCCTCCTTCAGCTCTTTCTTTTCTTTTTCTAGGGTGGAGATCTCTTCTTGGTAGATGATAATCATATCTTGAAGTTTAGAATTTTCCAGCTCTAAGTCCCAGTCCATAACGAGACGGAACCCCTTGCACTAAAAGGGTTAAGTCTCAATTATTTATAGATCGGAGAGTGCGATTACTCTCAAGTTCTTAACTATAGGAACAAAAGATTGGTTTGAAGAACTGAGGAGGATCTTAACCTGAGCTATTGTAAACTCTGGTGCCTCTAAAGAATATTCGAAGTCTCTATATAAAAGATCTTCGGTCTTCTGTATACTCTTATCTTCTAAACCGTTACCATTGAAGTATGTGAAACCTATTTCATCTACAGCGAGTGTAGTTCCTATAGGTACTATCTTATACATTACACGAATCTCAGTAGCAGGATGCCTCCAAGCTTCGAAACGTACCTTCAATGAGTTTGCTGGATTGAGCAAGTTAATAAGTTTGGTAATGTAGACTGCATCAGTCTTATCACCAGTATTTCTCTCAGCATCATTCTCACCAATTCCAAGGTTATTAACCCTGTTCATAGTGGTGATAAGAGAACAACGGTCTGTATCAATAACAGGAGAGATACTCTTGTTAGTGGTTGTCATAAGCATCTGAACGTTCAGAGACTTAGAACCAGACAGTCTAGCGTCCTCATTTACTTGAGAGCATACTAATTTAGGAGAATCAAAATAATTATCCTCATTAGCAATCATATCATAATATACACCATCATTAATAAATGATGCTTCATCAAGATTCTGTCCATTTCTAATGGAGGTACCAGTAACAATATTGATTCTAGGATCAACAGTTGTTTCAGGATACACTGTCATTTGAAGTTGTGGATAGACCTGATCGATCTGTACGTTCTGTGTAGCAGTTACATTACCACCACCAGATACAATACCAGATGTAGATACAGATGTCACAGCTAATTTATAGGAATCTATAGTTGGAGATCCAATTGCAGTATGCAATTTGTTAATCTCCGTTAATGGAATACCATCTAAGTTATAACATTCAATAATACTAGATGAACTATGTGCTAAAGCAGCGGTACCACCTAGTCCTCTTGAACCTGAAGGTAGAGTTATAATCTTACCGTCAGCAGAGATAGCACTGTACTCACAGATTTCCCAATGCTGTGTTGGAATCTCAGGATCCCTAATAACAATGAAACCTTTGTTTGATGATCCAATTACTTCACCATTAATAATGGTATGGAAAGCAGCTGCATCAGCAACGTGAAGAGAGAATGTACTAGACACACCATCCGTGGCAGTAATACCATTGGTATGATATGCAGAGTCAATAATTGTTGGTGAGACTTCAGAAATAACACCTTCTAACTTAACAGAGTTGGAAGTGTCGTGCATACAATGGTTTGCGTGACGTACTGTAATTTCTGTTGCCTTATTGTAGTAAGAAATCGGAGCAGAAGGATATCTATTAATATCATCGCCACCAGCAACAACACCACTGGAAGCGATGGTACCCGATGCAACGGTTACTGAATCTACAACTTGTGTGATTGGATCTGCGTCAGCGAACGTACCAGTTACAGACTTGATAGTTACCTTAGAGGTACCAGCATCCCAAGCAGTAACGGTACCAGATGCACCAGATCCATTAGTAATTTGTTCAGCTAACTGGAATGTACCAGATACACCAGTTAAC